ACCACCAGGACCTTGGAAGGCATGGGAGTACATCTTTGCCCAAGGGAGTTCTTCTCCATCTGGTGCGGGCAGGAAACGGATAACTGCATATCCATTACCAGTCTTGTCCATCTCTGGTTTCCACAGACGGTCATCTCCACCGCTGCTAGTATTATTCATCTTCTCGACTTCTTTAACCAGTTTAGAAGTCAGGGAACCAAGAGAGGATTGCTTTTTAAGATTTGCGAAAGACATAGGATTAGTTAGATTTGTACGGATTTGGCTTGTGTGTACCCCGGTATTCTACAGGTCAGAACCAGTCTTGTCAATCTGGTCCTTCATCACCTCAAGCATTTGTGACATATTATTGAATACCATATTCATGTCAGTCCCTTTCGGGAGACCCATCATAGTTGCGGACTCAAGAATCCGCTCTTTCATTTCTTTTGCCTCAGGGTCATCAGACAAACTCAAACGTGCATAAAGAATCTTCTGTTTGTCCAGAAGTTTTTCGAGCATCATAACATGCTCAAGCTTTTCCTCTTTATCCATCGAAGGAAACTTGAAGACGTTCTTGTAAACGTCATCTTGAATCTCACTTATTGCCGTCATTTCTGCACGGACTACATCGGAATTGAAAAAACTCATTACCCCAAAACAACCTGCTTAAGAATTTTTTTATATCGTGATACCTCAATATTTAGGAATGGTGAATACTTCTTCATCCTCATGCTGACGGTTTCCCACACTGGATCAGAGAGTTTATCATCCCAATTCTTTTTGAATCCAAGTATCCTATCGAGAATGACCAGAGTTTCAATTGATATGTCATCTCTAAGATATGATTTCAGAATGTCTGGATGACGAGATCCATCCATAGAAAACATAGCATCAAAATTATTATCTGAAAAGACTTTTTCTGTCTCTTCCTTAAAAAGATATGAGAGTGATTGAGTTCTCTTCTTCCATGAAGTATATCTACCTTCACCTTCGCGTATCATTTCTCCTATCCAAAGTTTACTTGGATCAGTGCAGGTGATAAAGTTTGATATGAAGAACTCAATTACTTCTTTGTCATCTTTGTTTCGTGCTAGTTTCTCGAACCAGAAACGATCTTTCCTCTTGTAGAAAGACTGGACGGTTGCACGACTCTTTCCACAATACTTGTGATAGTCATACTTCTCTTTCGTGAAGTGGTTCTTCAGAGAGAGGTATTGCTTGTAGGCATCAAAGGGCATCATCAAAAAAGTAATAAGGGGATTTTTGGCCGGAAAAATTTTTCGCCCAAAAATGGAATCAAAGAGGCAATCTAGCCCGGGAACTTCTCTTCAGAAAATTAAGTTCTAATGCTTCACATTTAATTTTTTCTTTAAGAGGTTTAGATATAAGTTTCGGAACAGAGTCTAAGTCGATAGCATTCTGCTCACAGAAGTGAACTACTGCATCAATATAACTCATTCCTTCTGTCTTCTGCACCAGGGATTCGATCTCCTGTGCAAACCGTGAGGGGCAGAAGAATTTATTTTCTAGTGCTTTTTCTAGTTCATTCTGCATTCTCTGCCCTAAGATTGTGAGATACAAATTCCTTAATGTAACGTACTAATAGTTTAATATAATCCCCTTTGTTTCTTTTGTCAAATACTTTAACCTCACCACCAGGAGTGACCATGATGGTAATGAGTTTCTTTACGGGGATACCAGTCAACTCATAGTAAGCAGATGCATAGAACATTTCTTGAACGAAATAGTTCTCCAACCACTCTTCTGGTTTAATCTTATCGGATGTTTTAAAATCGATGACTGCGAGTTCGCCTTCGTACTCTCCGATACAGTCAACGCGACCAGCTAATCCAAGATACTCGGAATAGAGGGTCCTTTCTATAGCGTGTATATTATTTATCTTGTCCAGATATGGTCGTGCATGAGCAAACATAAACTTAGTCAGAGGTTTAAAGTCGTCCCAGTTTATTTCTTTGTTCAACATATAGAGTTCAGTCGCTGCATGGAAGTCTGTTCCACGCGAGGTTGCTCTCTTAGTAATACGATTGGCTTCTTCAATACCAACTCTCTTACGCCACTTAACAAAGATCTGTCGGTTGTAGAAAGAAGTTACAGACGTAATAGAAGGCACCCAGTCTCCACTAGGAAGGTTGTAGAGACGGATGCCGTTTGTTTCTTTTTTGTTTAGTTCAAGATCACCGAGATAATTATGATGAATAAAGGTCATAGATTAAGTTCCATCTTCGCAAGTAAGTATTCTTTCACCAGTCCAGAGCGAACAATATCTTCAACGCCGAACTCAACAATATCTACAGAGGGCATGATACGCAAGACTTTCATGAAGTCAGCAATACCATTTCTCTCTCTGTCTTTCAGAAGATCAGACTGAGTAGCATCTCCACAGAACATAATCTTGGAGTCTTGTCCAATCCTCGTAATAATACTATCAAGTTCATGATAGTTCAGGTTCTGGAATTCGTCAACGATGACGATTGCATTATCAAGTGTGGTGCCACGAATGAAAGATGTAGACCAGAATGAAATAGTTCCTTGAGTCTTAAGGTTGCCATACAGCATCTCAAAGTCAGAGTCTGTAGGCATCTCGAACATATACTTCACCATATTCTTATATGGAATCTGGTAAAGAGAAGACTTGTCTTCATGATCTCCAGGAAGAAATCCAATCTCTCTGGTGGCCACAAGCGATCTCACAAGGTAGATCTTCTCATAAGGAGTCTTCTCATCTAGAACATCTTTGAGAGCGTTGTAGAGAGTGATGAAGGTCTTACCTGTACCAGCTACACCATACGCTACGAGATTTTGATCATTCTTATAACAGCGGAAGAGTTCCTCCTGATTGCTTGTCAGGGGTTCAATCTTCCTCATCAAATCTGAGTTGATTGGTTTCTTTCGTTTCATTTGTCTGTTGGACATTCCGAATGGAACTGGAGTTTGGGTCTTTCTTTTTGCGGGCATAAGCTGAGTTAAAAGTTAGAAGGAGTAGTCACGGTGTTTCCGAACGTTTGCACCCGGTTGTTTAGATGCACGGTCCAGAACTTCATTCCAACCGCTCGACTTTGCTTCTCCTGTCCACTTAAACTCTGTGGATTGACCTGCACATCCTTCCGACCAATCCTTATCCCATCCTGGATTCTCTTCTTTCCACTCAGCATACTGCTTCATGGTCATGTGCAGTTCTTTCTTTTCTTTCGTTTCTAAATTAATAACTGGGTACGTTGGCATAAACGTTCAATCCTTTTTCAAATATTTATTAAATCCATTCCATCGCCTCAGCGACGGCAGGGAACTGTTCGATAAAGATCTCCTTCGCACTCAGAGCAAGATCCATGTGCTCCTTCTGTGTTCCATTAGCAGAACGCAAATCGATATAATGAATCCATGAGCGAACTGAGCCCGTCATGTAAATTTTTGTGGGTACGGCCAAAGGAAGCACAAAACGAGCACACTCCTTTGCCACTCCACGTCCCAGCATCTGCTGATAGAGTGCCATGGAAGAATCAAAAAGAGTTTGCATCTGAAGTTCCAGAGTCTGAACTTCAAATGGATCTAAATCATCAATAGAGTTCTGACGATTCTTCTCATCCTGACGACGAAGTTCGGGAAGGGGAATCTTATCCATGAGTAGGGAAGAATCAGCATACCGTTGGCTAAATTCTTGATATGTGAAACTACGATGGCGCAGCACTTGGGCCGCTATACCCCTAGTAGTATTCAACTCCAGAGTCATGTATGCCTGCTCAAAGATACTCCAGTGCTGATGCTTTACACAATACTTGAGAAGACCAGAGAACTTTTCATTCTCCTGATTAGCAGGGTTACTTACACGGGCACAATAAGCCATGTGCTTTTCTGCCTCAGGAGTCACGCTAATCAGTTTAGCAGTATTAATTGTCATCGTCTTCAAATACCTCGTCGTAATCTACTATGTAATTAGGTGCGGGATCATCAAAGTTTTCTGCCTTGTATGCATCCACATCAGAGTATACCTCAGACTCTAGTGCATCGACAAGAGACTTCATGTTTCTGACAATTAGTTTGAGTTTCTCTCTATCCATAAAAAAATGGGAGGTTTCCCTCCCATGTTAACACTATTCAATTGGTTTGGCAATCACTTAGTGTAGGTCTTGCCACGATAGCAGAACGTGCCGTGAGTCTCTTTGGACTCTACACAACGTGTGTCATACTCTACACCACGATATGAGGTGTGAGCAATCTGCGCGTCATGAAGACGTGCTGCTTTCTCGATTTGGTTTTTGATCAGTGTGAGTGTGTTCATTTGATTACTCCTGAAGTTGGGTGAAAATTAACCTTCTCAGCTTTCGCTGGATCCGTTTTTTCCCGTTCCTTCAGTCGTTTGCGCCCCAATAACATTCTGGTACAGCTTCCTTTACGGTCTCTACCAGTTCAAGTTTTATCTCTGGTTTCAAATGCTCATGCTTTTTAATCCGAAGGATCATAGCATCAGCATCTGGACAAGCGATACTTGAATAAAGAAGTAATTCAATCATGGGGTGAACGCTCCGTTCCGCGACTTACTTGCGTCCCACAAAGTGGGATGAACGACAAGTCTATTATAGACTTCATGATTTATTTAGTCAAGTGATTTGGTATAACGTGTTACAATTTATACAAACATACCTTTATTGGACATGTAGTTCATGGTCTCTTTCAAGGTGCCTCGAAACATACCGATAGAGATCATGGGATATTCTACCTCATCACCAAACTCATCTCTGAATTGTTTCTCGGTGAAATGCTTATCAAGTTTATACACCACTACTTCATCAAGGTGAACTGATTTCAAGAGAGATGAGGCTCTCTCACATTCTTGACTGCCGTTAGAATATATTGATACCTGTGTCACTCTTTCTCCTCCTCGTATT